ATAGTAAGGTATACGTGCTGGTTTAAATGGATTAAGAACTAAACGTAAAACTTTACCGTTACATATCCAAGCATTTACACTTAGTTGTTCTGAGTCTTTTAAATCTTTTGGTATTACTACACCGTGAGCTTCTAGTATATCTGTATCAACGTAACCCCAGAACTCTAAAACCTCATAACGATATGGGGCGTTGCTGTACTGTGCATCATCCTCCATATCTTGTTCCCAATATTTCTTTTCGTAAGACTCGCCCATCTCTATAGACTCATTAATAGACTCCTCTCTAAAGAAAGGTCTAGACTTTAGCCCACGCATTTGAGAACGTGTCATGCGGTGGCGTTCTACTACATACTCTGCTTCATCCATGTTGTATGCATCAGGGTCAGGATAAAAGTTCCAAATGCTTACGTGACTTGTGGATGGTACAGTCTTAACTGTAGGATCGTACTCACCGTCTTCATTCCAGTTAGGGTACTCTTTGTCTATAGCAAACGGACCTTTCATAATCCCTGTGCCAAACAACGCCATCTCAAATGAAGTGTGGCGCAGTTGTTTATTAGCGCCACTTTCTTCTAACTGATCATGTATTTTCTTTTCCATCTTCTTAGCTGCAATCATAGCAGGATGAAATGTAACTGTATCTTGTGTCGTACCTGGACCTTCAATTATTTTATCTGAAGCGTACTCTAGCGTATCCTCTATTGGACCCATACGCTTCATGCGATCATACATAGTCTCGCCAGGTTTCAGTTTATTATCAGGGTCAAACAACAATGTAACTGGGGGTTTTTTACCAAAGGCGTCTTCTAACTGATCCTGTGCTTCCTCAGTCTGTGGGTTAATACTAATGTGCATAGACTCAGCTACGCCCTCTGGTAGTGTTGTAGGATTAACTGTAAGGGGGAAACGAGAGCTACCAAACAAAACATCTACTATCTGCCCATACGCAGCAAGAGTTTTAGTCTTGGTAACTTTAATAAATACTCTAGACTTCTCAGTTTCAGTAAACTGTACGTCTGTATTATATAGGCCACGATAGTTTCTATAGGCACGTAGCCACCTATTCTCATCTGCAAATCTAGCATCTTCTGCACGTTTAAACTTAGATGTAACAAAAGCTACAACACCTTGAGCATCTAGTTCGTCTTCTTCTTGAATAACAGAAACCTCGTCTGTCTCAAATAGTTCGCCTTGTTCGTTGTCTGATATAGCCATATTATTTAATATCCAAAGGTTGAGTCTGCAGCTTGAAAGCCTGTCCTGTGTGATACAGGGTTGTAATCCCATAAAGAACTACGTGGTCTAGTCATTATACCATACCTTAAAGCATCGTACAAGTGATCTTCTGAGTTTGTATCTACGTCTTCTGGATTCTTTTTATCTAAAGGTATTCCAGGTAACTGTGCTATCATATTGTTGCAAGAAGAAAAGAATATGAGTCTTGGCTCCTCAGTAAACTCATCTACTTGCAAACGGCGGTGAAGCTCGTTTTTACCTGCCACCCTTGAACCTTTAGATCTATCAGATGGCCTCCAACGCAAGCCTTTCTGATTCATCTGTTCAGCCAAAGAAGGGCCAGTGTCTCCACGTTTATGCCACAGGGAGCTATCCAACACACCGTACCTGATATTGTCATCTCGTTCTGCATCTAATATCATATCCGCTAAATCTGTTGCTGTAACTCTTGAACAGTATAACTCTCTGTATACTATCAGTTGCTCACTTGGACTCACTGCCAACCAAACAACTCCTGTGTAACTTCCGTATCCATAGTCACATGCCCTAAACCTTGCCCAGCTTTTAGGTATATCGTATGGATCTACTACGTGTATCTGTCTGTTAAACTCAGGAAAAGCTGCTCCCTCGTTTACATCCCAGTTCCCTTCTAGTAATTGTTTTCTTTGATGCTCTGGTAGTGATAGAAGCATGGCTTCGTAGTCACCACTCTCAGCTAAGTAAGGATTATCAAAGAGACTAGCAGGTATGAACCTTCTTTTAAATAGGGGTTGACCAGCTTTGCTATGCCCTTGTGGGAATTTCAGAACCTCACTAGTCTCTATGTCCGTTGCCCAGAATGGCGTATTAGGCTTTGCTGGGTCAATGAACATCTTCTTTACCCATGAGTGACCAGGGCCACCTGGGTTAGTAGTTGCTCTCATGTACAGACCTAAATCTTTATTTGTACTACGTAACCTTGAGCGCATGTACCCCCACGAGTAGGGGCTGTTCCACTGAGTCAACTCATCGAAAGCTACGTAATTAAACGCTTGTCCTTGGTAGCGCATCACGTCTGTATCTCTGTCCAAGTAAGACATCCACAATGTGCCGCCTCTTGGTGTAGTCCACTGCGACTTACGCTCAGACCACTTTATGTTAGGTATTGCTTTAGGGTATAACTCTTGGCTTTTCTGTATAAGTTCCCTAAGTTCTTCTGTTGTGTGTCGTACAAGTAGCCCACTAAAGTCTGGACTGTTTAAGTTGCGTAACGGATCAGCTAGTGTGGCGTAGCTCTTCCCGCCTCCGGCTGCCCCACCATATAGTACCTCACGCTCAGAAGACGCTAGATATTGTGTCTGTGGTCCAGGGTTAGGTTTAAATACGACACTCTGTGCGTACTCTACGTCATACTCTGGTGGCTTTACTTGCGCTGGTATAGCTTCAGTCTTCTTCGTAGGTGTAGGAGCCAGGTCTTTCTTTTTCAAGGATTTCGATTTGACGTAACGCTTTTTCGAGCCGCTTGGCATACTGGCGTTTAATCGTAGTAATCCTCTTTCGCTTTCTTTCGACATCTAACCTTTTCTTTAACCCATCATGTGTTATGCTTCTACCTGACTGTGTAGTTAGCCACGCAGCTACTTGTCTTAAACTATACTGCTTTACGTGTTTCTTTGCAAGCTCTAGTAGTTCTAGTTGTTCAGGGATGGGAACTAACCACTCCTCATCCTGTGGGTCTACCTCGTATCCGAAAGGAACTATCTTAGTTATCTTTGGTATTCTCTGCCACAGTTTTACTTTAAATGGTACTTTAGGCAGTGTCCAGTATTCATACTGTAACGGTCTTTCACTCGTCAGATTCTGCATTAGCACTATCTTTAGGTGGTAGTATAAACAAACCTCCTGTAGACTCAACTGACAACTTCTCTGTTTTAACTACACCTGCACGATCAAGTATCTGTCCTGCAGCCATTAGTGTTTCTTTTATTCCTAGCTGAGTAGGATCATCCAAAGCCCTGCCATAAGCGACAGCAGCCTTGGGTCCAATCCTTGACATGTACGTTTTAGTAGCATCGAATATCTCATCTTTCAGTGCTTCAACAATAGACGTTGTAGGTGTGTTGGCGCTGTACCCTGCCATCTTCTTAGCTGTAACAGCGTCACCACCTGCCTCTTCAAACAGCACCTCAAGGAACCTAGTCTGCTTTTCGTTTAGTTCTCTTGCCATTTTTCTCTGCTCTTTTTCTTTTTCTTCTGTCCAAGTACATTAGTACAAAGCCAGCTATTGTCCACGCACCATTTATAAGATGCCACATTTACTACTTTACTTTTCTGTGGGATCTGGTTTTGGCTGCGATCTTCTTAGGTTGAGCCACATGCTGCTTACCTGCCTTAGTGCCTTTTCGTTTTGCTCTGGATGTAGCGGCATACTCAGCAGGGCTAAGAGACTTAATAGCCGAACTAGGTAAATAACGCTCACCAGTTTTAGCACTAGGCTTCCCACTCTTAGTACGCCACTTCTGTTTTGTCCATGACTTTAAGCTTTTCTGTGATTTCTTTAGAGCCATATCAAGCCTTGCAATCACATCCACACTTGCCATTACACAGGCATTTCCAATTTACGATAGCTCTAAATAACCTCCTAAAGTATCTTTTCATTTGTATCCTCCACCTTTTGCTTTGTACTGTTTTGCAAGCATCTGTGCTTTCCTCGCGCTCCACTGTCCAGGCTTTCCACCTTTGCTGCTAGATTTAATGGTAGAAAACAAACGCTTACGCATACTAGGCTTAGTATAGTTACCTGCCTTATTAACGGTTGACTTTTTTGATGATGTCGCCACGGCTTATTCCTATATCTCTTAGCTGATTGTCGGTCATGCTTGTCAACTGCCAGTGAGCTACTCTGCGCTCTTGGTGTTCTATTATTTTGTTGTTCGCTCTCTTCAGCATATCTAATAATCTTGTCCACATAAACTATCCTTTCTTAATAACTAGTTGTGTACTAAGGATAGTTTTACACATATGTGGACAAAATTAAATAGACATTATTGCATAACCGTTATGCTGTTACTCCAACTTAGGTAAATGGAGTTGCTGCAGTACCGTCACCGAATAGGTGTCCAGTTACAACCCACTTAGAATCAGTGATACATGTGTACTTAATCATACCACCAATAAAGCGTCCTTTAGTGTCACCATCAGCTACAAGCTGGTGATCTGCTGCTGCAGGACAAGCAAACGCTAGTGTGTCAATATTTTCGTTCAGCGCAGCTAACCCACCGACTTCATCTTTGTCGATTAAAGTAACCATACCTTGTAGGGTATCTGAACTTGATGCTGCGTTGATTGTCATTGTTCCTGTAAACGTTGTGCCTACATGAAACTCATACGTTAACCCTGCTGCTGCTGCAGGTAGAGTTACAGTAA